CAACCTGACGACCGCGGCCGAGAAAGACACCGAGGAGAGCGCGAAGAAAGCCTTCAAAAGGAACAAGGCCGTCAGTATCGCCGAGACTCTCGTAAATACCTACATGGCCGCACAGAAGGCGTACACCTCGCAAATCATTCCGGGGGATCCAACCTCTATCGTCCGCGCACAGATTGCGGCGGGTATCGCTGTCGCCGCAGGACTCGCGAAGGTCGCCGCCATCAAATCGACACAATTCAATGCAGGTGGCGGAGGGGCTGCCGCAGGAGGTAGCGCCGGAGGTATCGGAGGGGGTACCCAGTCCGTCGGGGTCGATGTCGGGACGCTCATCCCCACCCAGCAGACACCCACACCGGAACCCGTCCGGGCATATGTAGTAGAGAACGAGATATCGAACAAGCAAGCGTTGAACCGCGAACTTCAAATTCAAACCACCCTATGAGGACCGTTGAGTTATTGATTGACGAGGAGCAGGAGGATTTCGGCGTCGAGGCCATCAGCCTCGTGAAGTTCCCGGCCATCGAGAAAAATTTCGTCTACTTCAACAAGGACACGAAGCTCACCCTCGCCAAGGTCGACGAGGACAAGCGCCTCCTCGTAGGTCCCGCCCTGATCCCCGAGAAGCTCATCCCAAGATGGGATGACGCCAAGGAGGAGGAGTTCGAGGTCTACTTCTCGAAGGAGACGGTACAGCAAGCGGCCGAGCTGTTCATGCGCCAGAAGCGCAACGGGGAGTATACCGTCGAGCACCAAGCCAAGGTCGACGGGCTGTCCATCTTCGAGAGCTGGATCGTAGCCGACAAGGACAGGGACAAGGCCGCCGTCTATGGCTTCGACGTTCCCAACGGGACGTGGATGGTGAGCGTCCGCGTCCACAACGAGGACGTTTGGAAGGACGTCAAAGACAAGAAATACCGGGGGTTCTCCATCGAGGGGTACTTTATCGACAAGTTGGTCAAGATGGAAGACGTAACCATCGAGACTATTGCCGCCGCAGTTCGTGAGGTTTTGGAACCGATTGCCTTTCTGGACGGCAAACCCCTCTTCGGGACCCCCCTCGAGGCCCGACTCATGGCCGAGGCGCTCGGATGTGAGGGCCACCATGAGCACGTCATCAACGGGACCCGTATGTATATGCCGTGCGAGACCCACGAGGAGTTGCTCCCGCTACTTGCAAACGAATAAACCGCCGTTATATCCGGCATTGAAAACCCACCCCATGTCCGTAATTGAGAAACTCAAGGAGGCCGTCCGTTCCGTCGTCGAGGCAGAGCGCCAAGACCTCTACGCCGAAGCCCGCCTAAACGATGGCCGGGTCATTGCAACCGAAGCCGAAGCGTTCTCCGCTGGGGCTCCCGTCCGCGTCCTGAGCGAGGACGGCGATGCCGCTCCCCTCGAGGCAGGATCCTACGAACTCGCCGACGGAGGCGAGGTCAGCGTAGACGAGAACTCCCAAGTCGTGGAGATGATGGAAGACGAAGAGGAGAAGACCGAAGCAGCCGAGCATGAGGAGGAGAAGGACGAGATGGCCGCGGTAAAGGCTGCCCTCGTCGACAAGTTCCAAATCTCCCCGGAGGTGGCCGCCGAGATTGTCGAGGTGGTGAAGGAGGCGATGGCCCCCGTCGAGGAAGTCGAAGCCGCCGAAGAGGAAGAGAAGGAGGAGATGAGCGAGGAGAAGACGGAGATGTCTTCGCACCTCCAAGACCTCACCCACGAAATGGCCGTGGCCCTCGAAGCTATCAATTCCCGCCTCGAGAAGTTGGAGTCGGCACCCGCCGCCCAGCCCGACCGGGTACTCCCGAAATTCAATCCCGTTCCCAAGGCTGAAGCCCGCGGGACCGGAGTCGACAACGCTCTCAACATCATCAATACGTTCTCATGATTCCCGTAAAATCCAAGAAGTACGACTTCGACATTACGGTCAGCCCGAACACCTACGCAGGTGAACTCGCGCTTCCGTATGTGACCGCCGCCATCCTCGGCGCCGAAACCATCAACAAGGGCCGCGCCCGCCTCATCGAAGGGGTGGTTCACAAGGCCGTCATCAACGCCCTCGACTACGACGGAGGTCTCCTCCAGGCTTCCGCCTGTGACTTCACCGACGGGGCCTCGATGACGCTGTCCGAGCAGGTGGTGACCCTGTCCGACTTGATGGTCAACGAGGCCATCTGCCGCGGTACCATCTTCCCGACGTTCATGGCCGCCGCGGGCCGTATGCGCCGCGACGGACAGATCCCGCCCGACTTCGCGCAGTTCCTGCTCGCCGCTACCGCCGAGCAAGCCGGAAAGAGCCTCGAGTCCCTGATGTGGACGGGTGCCTCTCCCTTCGGTGTGGGTCTGCTGTCCAACGACGGAGTTATCGACGAGGCAGGTATCGACGCCTCCGCTATGGCTGGCTTCGCTGAGGCCGATACGGGCACGACGGCATGGAGCGCCTCCAACATCCTCACGGTGCTCGACACCATCTTCGCCAAGGCGTCCGAGACGCCCGGCATCCTCGGTAAGCCCGGATGTGGTTTCTACATCTCGTATGAGGCGTACGCGTTCTTCCAGCAGGCTATCGCCGCGCAGGGTACGGATATGGGTTACAACCGCGACCTCAAGGAGGTGACCTACCTCGGATACCCGGTCTACGCTACGAGCGGAATTCCGAACACCGCCGACGTGGGTGTCTTCACCTACCCCGACAACATCGTGGTCGGCACCAATGCCTACACGGGCAACGAGGCCGCCAACCTGGTCCCGGTGTATCAATACGACGGAAGCGACAACGTCCGCGTGACGATGAACTTCGCTGTCGGTGTTCAGGTCGCCGTCGCTGCCGACGGAGTTGTAGGATTCGACTTCACCTGATATATGGCTTGTACTATCACCCTCGGCCGCGCGCTGGATTGCAAGGACGCTCTCGGAGGTCTGACGAAGGTTTTCTTCGCCTCGACCTACGCGGAGGGCCTTGTGACCGCCGCGGGGACGGGTGACGGTACGGCAGGGTCGGCGACCGTTTCCACCACCGCGGGGGAGACGTTCACGATTACCGACCTTCCGACGATGACCGTACTCCAGTACGACCTTCGCCCGGACCTGTCGTCCTTCACCATCAACGTCCAGAGCGATCCCGCTACTGGGGCGAGCCTGTTCGAGCAGACGCTCAACCTCGTCCTCCAGAAGCATACGGAAAGCGACCCGGAGCAGCTCCGCCTTATCAGCCGGAACCGCTCCCAGATCTTCGTCCTCGACAATAACGATAACGTGTACCTCTTCGGAGCGACGCACGGGATGGACCTCAACGGCGGCACCCTCACCTCGGGGGCTGCCCGCAATGAAATGAGCGGTTCTACCCTTACCTTCACGGGCAGGGAGGCCGCCCCGTACTACCTCATCGAGCCTACGGCTGGAGTCGGTACGGCTGACTATCCGTTCGACGCGCTGACTACGCCGTCGAACCCAACGATTACGACGGGCTGACGCCTCGTTGCTTTGTGTGTTAGGGAAGGGGCCGCCGATTGGTGGCCCTTTCTTATATCCCCCATTGATGATACTCGTCTTCAAGAATAACCCCGCGCAGGTCGAGAACACCGTATACATCACCCCCAAGGAAAAGCGGGGCGCCGCGAACGTGGCCCTCTACGGTGCGAGTATCGTCGCCCTAGGGATGGAACTGCGCAGCCTGACGACCGATAAGACGGTCATGGTGAACGCGAAGACGCTGACGGTGACGGACCGCTTTACGACGTTCGTCTTCGATGCGACGAGTACCGCAGGAGATACCAATGCCGACCTCTCCGGGGCGCAATGGCCGGAGGGGTTCATCCAGTACCGTATCGTCGAGCGGTCGTCCTCGTCCGACGTGCGCGATATTTCGGACTCCGACGTCATCCTCGAGAAGGGACTGGGGTATCTTACCCGCGGCGGACAGACGGGAATCCTCCTCACCGAATCCGGCAACTACCTCGCCCAGGAGAACGGCGATTTGATACTTACAGAAGATGCCACGACGACAGCGGAAGCATACCAAGAGACAACCTTCGCCGAGTACCCCGACGACGCCCAAACCTTCACATACTATGAGTAGGCACGAATTCAACATCTTCGGCCTCCCGACGCACGAGTTCCCGCTCTTCACTGAGAAGACGGGCCGCGAGTGGGTCGACTACGGGTACGACAACCTCTACGGCGACTACCTCCGGGACCTGTACCTCGGGTCGAGCATCCAAGCCGCCGTCGTGAATGGGGTGTCGGAGATGATCTACGGCGACGGCCTCGACGCCACCGACAGGGAGCAGAAGCCAGACCAATGGCTGAAGACCCAGCGCCTCCTTGAGAACTCCGACGACGATATTCTCCGGCAGTTGTGTTTCGATTTGAAGCTGTATGGGCAGTGCTACGTGCAGGTCATTTGGAACCGGGTCCGGACGGAGATAGCCGAACTCCGGTTCCTTCCTGCCCATACGGTACGGACGGGCGTAGCCGATGCCCAAGGGCGCGTCGATACCTACTACGTCTCCCCGGACTGGTCGCGGATGCGGGAGGCCCGCTACGCGCCCGTGAAGTACCCTGCGTATGACAATGAGGACCGCACCGAGCCCGCTGTCGTATACCAAATCAAGGCGTACCAACCGGGGATTTTCTACTACGGTCTACCCGACTATGTGGGGGCTACTAATTACGTCGAGCTCGATAGGGAGATTTCTACCTTCCACCTGAATAACATTAAGAACGGCCTCTTCCCTTCGATGCTGCTCTCGTTCAATAACGGCATCCCATCGGATGAGGAGCGAAGGACCATCGAACGCCACGTCAATGACAAGTTTTCGGGATCCGGCAACGCTGGGCGCCTCCTCATCTCGTTCAATGACGGCACCGACTCGGCCCCAACGCTGACGCCCGTGAACCCCAACGACAACGATGGGATGTATGAGTTCCTCGCGAAGGAATGCACGACCAAAATATTGGCTGGCCACCGCGTCACCTCGCCCCTCCTCTTCGGTATCCGTGGCGACGGCTCCGGATTCGGCAATAACGCCGAGGAACTGCGGGACGCCTTCTCCCTCTTCCAAAATACCGTCGTCAAGCCGTACCAGCGGACCCTCCTCGATGGGCTCTCCGTCCTGTTTGCGGTCAATGGTATCGACCTCGACTTCTATTTCGAGACCCTGAAGCCCGCCGACTTCATCGACGTCGACGCAGTACAGGCCCAGACGAACGACGAGCAGGAGAAGGAAGGCCTCGACAGGTTCAGCGCCACCGATGCAGATCTAAACTCCGCCGCCGAGTGGCTGATTGCCCTCGGAGAGGACGAGGATGACGAGTACGAGCTGATAGACGAGCGGGAGGTGGACTACGGAAGAGAGGAAGCCCTCGACGCCCTGTGGACCTTCGCCCGTGTACCTAGTTCCAACCCTGCCGGAAAGAGTGAACAGGACGGGAACATCATCAAGGTCCGGTACTCCTACGCCCCCGGTACGGCTGACGAGAAATCCCGGGAGTTCTGCCGGAAGATGGTCGCCGCAGGGAAGGTATACCGCAAGGAGGATATCCTCGGGGCCTCACAGCGGGCCGTGAATCCCGGATGGGGACCCCGTGGGGCCGACACTTACGACTTGTGGTTCTACAAGGGCGGCGGATCGTGCCGCCACTTCTGGCTCCGCAAGACGTACCTGAAGAAGAATAACAAGAAGGTCTCGGTGAACGAGGCGAAGAAGCTCATCCAAGCGGCCGGGCCCCAAGAGCCGCGCCTCCCGACCAACGATCCGAAGGTAGCGCAGCGCCCGCGCGATATGGCGAACCGTGGATTTCTTGACCCGCGCAACTTTACAACCCCCCGATAATGGCGAACCTCATCCTCTTCATCTCTCCGGCCAAGCTCAAGAAGGAGACCGCCCTCGGGGGCTCGGTGGACGACGAAATCCTGCAGCCCTATATCCGCCTCGCGCAGGAGATGCACATCCTCCCCACCTTGGGGCAGTCGCTGTACGACGATTTGACGGCCAAGGTTGCCGCGGGAACCATAGCGGGCAACGACGAGACGCTGATGGAGTCGTATATCGCCCCGGCCCTGGTCCAACTGGCGTTCTCTGAGGCGCTGCCTTTTATCCGGGTGCGCATCGTAAACAACGGCGTGACGATTATGGACTCCGAGCAGAGTACCGCGGCCACATACGGGGATATGAAGCCGCTGATGAACCGCGCCAAGGACCTCGGGCTCTTCCATATCGAGCGCCTCATCGACTACCTCGACAATAACAAGAGCCTATTCTCGGCCCTCGACGCGGAGACTCCCGGCGAATTGTGCCGGACGGTAAGGAACTACACGCAAGGATTGAATGTCTACCCCGCCTACCGCGACGATAGGCTCGTAGAGCGCGTCCTGCGTCAATATGGAATCCGGTATTGATGACCCCCGAAGAGAAGCTCGAGCAGTATATCCTAAAACGAGATGGCAAATTCCAAGATATCCGCCCTTACAGAATTGACTTCCGTCGCGAACGACGACGTGCTGGTCATCGTAGACAACTCGGCCAGCGAGACGAAGAAGATCTCGTTCGCTAACCTGTCCAGCGGCATCTCCGTAGGCAACGCCACGGAGCTACAGTTCACGGCCCTGAACAATACCGGAGCGACCATAACGAAGGGATCCCCGGTGTACGTCTCCGGACACACCACCGAGACCCAAATAGCCGACGCCGACAACTCCTCGGCCTCGACTATGCCCGCTTTCGGAATTGCGAAGGACGATATCGCCAACGGCGCCACCGGGACCA